ATAATACTCAAGATAGCAACAATCCTACAGCTACTGCAGATTCGAAAAAGGTTGAGCTAATTCCATTAGACAAAAACCAAGTAACGTATGTACATAGTAGTATATGGAATGAAACAAAAACACTGCGGATTCCGTTTATTGAAAATGCAAGAAGAGCATACAAGCAACTTTCATTAACAGAAGATTCTATTGTTATATACAGACTTGTTAGAGCTCCAGAGCGGTTAGTATTCAATGTTGATGTCGGGAATATGCCTCCTCCGAAAGCTGAGGCGTATTTGAGAAAATTAATGCAGCAATACTGGCAAAGAAAAACATTTGATTCTAGTCAAGCTAAAGAAATAAATGCTTTTAATCCTCAATCAATGCTAGATAGTTTTTGGTTTGCTAAAAGACAAGGAAGCGACGGTACTCAAGTCACTACATTACCAGGTGGTCAAAATTTAGGTGAAATCACCGACCTACTATATTTTGTCAAGAAATTATATAAGTCGCTAAAAGTTCCCACCAATAGAGTTGATCCAGAAAGTCAATACAGAGATGGTATTGACATCTTAAGAGAAGAATTAAAATTTGCAAAATTTATTATTCGCTTACAACAGAGTATGGCTGCCGGACTCAAGGAAAGTTTTATAACGCATTTAAAACTTAAAGAGTTATGGAAAGAATATGACCTCAAAGAAGCGCAATTAGAACTTATATTTAACCCTCCTACTAATTTTTATGAGATGAGAGAATCTCAAAAATTAGAATTAAAAGTTAATAATTTTAATAATCTTGCAGCTAGTGAAATGATTTCGGTTTCTTACTGTCAGAAGAAATATCTAGGGTGGAATGATGTTGATATTAAAGCTAATAGAGAATGGATGCGCAAAGATGCAGCTATGACATGGGAGCTAGGTCAAATAACAGCAATGGGGCCTAACTGGAAAGAGAATATGGGTGCAGGAGGTGCACCTGAGGGCGAAGCCGGACTTGGTGGAGGCGGCTTAGGTGGTGGTGCTCCGTTGGGAGGCGGGGCGCCGCCACCATTCGGCCCTCCACCGCCAGGAGGAGAGCCTATGGAAGGAGAACCCCCGGTAGGTGGAGAGCTACCACCACCAGCTACTGGGCCGGTAAATTTAGGCCCAACTGGGCAGTAGCCTTAATAAATAATTAAAATGGCTACAGAGAATCAACCAGTAAGTAGTTTCTACAGCACTGATTTAAATCCGCGGGTACAGACATTTACTCTTCTCGCGGAGAGGATTTCCCATTCATTAGGATTTCCTTTAATTGATGTTGATGCGCACGCAAATCAAGTTAACGAATACATTAGTATATCATGTGAAATGTTTGCTAAATTTGCTGGATATACAGAAGAATCTCTAGTTTTTGATTCATCATTATATGAAGCTAGAAAAGGTATTGATTTACAAAAGCTATTTAGTTCTACTCCAACTCTATGTTCATATTATGGAGCAGTATCTGGAGGTCATGATCCTCTTTTAGACGATACTCGAAAAGTTATAGATGTGTGGTCTTTTGAAGAGGGTAGTGGTTCTGGTATCAATACCCTATTTACAATTGAGCAGTCATTAGCGCAGCAGACTTATTTTAGTTACTCTATGGGTAATTACGGGTTTGATTTAATTAGCTGGTATACATTAAAAAATTGGCTAGATACAAGAGAGAAAGTTCTAGCGATCAAAAGAACATTTAATTTTGATCCTAGTAACCAATATTTACAAATGTGGCCTGAACCAATAGTTGGTCAACCTTTTTATGGTTTAGTTGGATGTTATGTAGAGAAGCCGTTAAAACAATTAGTTAAGGAGCAGTGGGTATATCAATATGCACTAGCATTAACAAAAGTAGGTATCGGTAGAGTGAGAGGAAAATTTGCTGGAGTTCAATTATTTGGTGGTGGTACACTAGGTACTGAACTATTAACAGAAGGCTTAAACGAGAAAAAAGAACTTGAAGCTATGCTATTCGAAGGCACTCCAGGGTTCGGTGATGCTGACCCACCAATGTTCTTTATAGGTTGATTGTCTCGTATGAAGAGACACGGTTATAAGCAAGGCACATACAGACCTAAACACGCAAAAAAGTATGTAGGTAGCCACCCTATTGTATATCGATCTGGTTGGGAATTAAAATTCTTTAGATGGTGTGATTTGAATGAAAATGTATTAGAGTGGACTAGCGAATCAATAGTCATACCATATATTAATCCTACAACGGGTAGAGGTCAAAGATATTTTGTTGATAGTTCTATTGCATTAAAAGAAAATAATAAAGTTGTAAAATATTTGATTGAAATAAAACCAAAAAAACAAACAATACCACCAAAATATTCAAAGAGAAAAAAGAAAAGTACCTTGATATATGAAGCAAGCACATATGCAAAAAATAAGGCTAAATGGGCGGCGGCTGAAAAATGGTGCCAAAAGAAAGGGTATAAATTTATGATTTTAACGGAAGAGGAGCTTTTTTAAAATAAATAATTTGGATATGGCATTTAAGCTGCTAGTAGAACGAACAGACCCAGACAGTTTTGAATATATTGTCTCTGAGGAAAGTAAAGACAAACCACGGCGTCTATTTATTAAAGGGCCTATGATTATGGCCGAAGATGTTAATAAAAACGACCGATTCTACCCCTTACGAGAAGTTGTGCGTGAGGTGGAGAGATATACTGGGGAAATGATTGAACATAATCGCGCAATGGGTGAATTAAATCATCCTACAAGTGCTGAAGTTGACTTAGAAAGGGCATGTCATGTTGTTCAAGAATTAAAACAAGATGGTAATGTTTTCATGGGGAAATCAAAAGTTCTTAGTACACCTATGGGTAAGATTGTTGAAAATTTAGTTCTCGACGGTGTTAAAGTAGGTATGTCAACCAGATCGTTAGGTAAGCTTGAACCCATAACGTCTTCTGAAGATACGGATAAAACTGTAAATAAAGTATCGGAGATGAAGTTAATTGCTATTGATTGTGTTGCTGATCCTAGCTATCCGGATGCTTTTGTAAATGGTATTCTAGAAAGTAAAAACTGGATACTTAATAAGTACGGCCAATTTGAAGAAAACTTTTATCAATTTGAAGAAAGTCTAAAAACATTACCTAATACTGATGTAGATAACTATGTTAAAACACAGATTTTGGACTTTATTGACAAGATTAAACAAGGTTAAGAATAAGTATTGATATATGGCTAACCAATCTAATAGCGAAGCAGTTAATTTGGCTAAATTTTTAGGATGTCTGACTGAGAAAAATTACTCGGAGGCTAATAAATATTTACGTGCAGTCGTAGATAGCAAAGTAGCTGCCACAATACGAAAATCACAACAAGAAAAATAAAATCATGGCGGATAACATTAACGAAAAACTTAAGGAGCTAACCAAAGACGTTTTAACGGAAGAGTCTCTTGGTGAGATCGCGGAAGCATTTAATGCGGCGGTGACAGAACGCGCGCAACTTCAAGTGGAGAGTGCATTAGCCCAGCAAGACGAAGACCATGCCGGTAAGGTGAAAAATCTTCTGGAAGCCATTGATCAAGATCATACCTCTAAATTAGAAAAGCTTGTTGAAGCTATCGATTCAAATCATTTAGATAAACTTAAGAATGTGATTTCTAAATACGAAACTGTCTTAGGTGAAGAGGCAAATAATTTTAAAAACAATATGATTGCTAATATTAGCAATTATCTCGATTTGTATCTCGAAGATGTTGTTCCTGCACAATCCATCAAAGAAGCAGCTGATAACAAGAAGTCTGAAGAGCTATTAGCATTAATTAGAGAAAAGCTAGGCATTGATTTAGCATTAGCTCAAGGATCTATTAAAGATGCGATTATTGATGGTAAAAAGCAAATTGATGAAGCTAATAAATCCGCTGGTGAGACATTCCAAGAAAATGCTGATTTGAAGTTAAGGCTCAATAGAGTAGAGGCTGAACTAATACTTGAAAGAAAAACAGTCGGTATGCCTGAAGTAAAAAGAAAGCATATGTACAAAGTTCTTAGTGATAAATCAGCTCAATTTATTAACGAAAATTTCGACTATACAGTCAACTTATATGAAAAGGGTAGTGACGAAGCCGCTGAACTTATCAAGGAAGAAGCTCAAACTACAGCCCATGCTGTTGATACACCTTCGGAAGAGGTTATTGAAGAAGCAGCAAATCCCCAGGCTGGTGAGGGCAATTCTGATGAATGGTCCGATTCACCATTCAGATCCACTTACATGGATGAACTTCGAAGATTTTAATGTTGAGGTAGTAAATGGTTTATTACCTATCGTGTCATCGGAAAAAGGAGCGATAATATAATTATGAAGCAATTAAAGCCATCAGAAACATATATCGATCAGAACCGTGCCCAAACGCTCGTTGAGAAATGGAGTCCTGTATTGGATTACACTTCCAAGAACGTTAGCTCGATTGAAGACGACAACACTCGTTTGAATACTGCAATT